GTAATCCCTTTCTATCAACTTTGTCTATCTCTATACCTGGAATTTTGTTTATAAGACCTATCACACCATTGATAGCATCTATAAAAAAGTTTTGTATCTTGTTGAATATAGTTTTAAAACCATCAGCGATCTGACCTGGTATTTCTGCTACATAATCAGCAAACGCACCTAATTTTTCTTTTATTGTGTCCATATTATCCATTAAGAAATCAAATCCTTTTTTAAGAGCGTATAATCCTAATACAACTGCACCAACAATTAGTAAGTATGGTAACATAGCCATTAGTGCGCCAAGTAAACCAGCAGCAAATCCTTTTAACATTTTAGGTAATAGTTTCAATGGTTTCAACATGTTACCAAACATCATACCTAAGTCTTTGATAGCAGTAAATGGTGCAGTCAAGCCTTCTGTAAATGCTGATCCTATGTCTCTTAATCCATCTGGAACATATGTGTCTATTGTGTCATCAAACTTTTCTCTAAATGATTTCTTGTCTTCACCTTCTTGTATGTTTAATGTTTCAAGTGTCTTTGATCTCTCTTGTGTTTTCTTAATTACGTTGTCGTTAGCCTCAACAAGTTCTTTTCTTTGTGTTATGTCTAACTCGCCACCTTTTTGTTGGACTTTGGAATACTTTTCGATAATCTTTTGACTATCTTTAATTTCTATGTTCTGTTTTTTAAGTAGATTCTTTTGTTCTTCTATCTCTGTCTGTGTCAATATAGATACTTCACCAAACTTATTAACTTGTGCTATAATGTTTTGTGTTCTTAATTGATTGATAGTTTCTTCTGATTCTCTAGCTCGTTCTGTTCTTTCATTTAAAAACTTATTCAAGTCTTTACTGTACATGCTTAGATCAACACCCATTTTATTAACTAGGTGATCAACCTTAGCCAATCCTTCATTAAATCTATCTATTGGTCCAGCAGATAAGTCTTCTGTTATCTCTGTCACCATAGTCTGTATTGATGGTACAACTGTTTTAGAAGCAGCCTCTAGTGATCCTTTAACTTGTGCGAATATAGCTTGACCTATACCAGATACAATTTCAGCAACTTCTTTCTTGCCGCCTGCAAAGTTAAATCTTGTGTCTGGTAAAGCCATTGTTTATTTCTTTTGTATCTTACTTGATTTGCCATTAACATATAATCCAAACCATGCTGCGCCAGCACCAACAACAACAGATACAAAACCTGCTTGTGCGTTGTTAGGATTCTCTAGTGCCATGAACCATGTCATAGTGTTATAAAATACTAATCCGTATAGAGCCATCATAACTCTTGGAACAGTTCGCCAATTTGATAAAAACTGAGGTAATTCTTCTTTAAAGAACCACCATACATTTTTAATTGTTTGTTTTCCTTGTTCTATCATTTTTTGTCTCGCCTTCGTTTTTCGTTTTCTTCTTTTATATAGTTGGTTAACATACCAACATATATCTCTTTTTCCCACGGCATTAGATTGTCTAACTCCGTCAATGAATATTTATGATGTTGCATAAGGGCAAAATTGGTTTCATAATAGGCCTGTAGGCTATTGTGGGACAGGCTTATTGAAAAAAATCTTGTAATCCCTTAAATGTCACCTTACTCTTAACACCAGTCTTTGGATTGGTTACCTCAACTTCATGTCGTAATTGTGGCATTGTATCAAAAAACTTTCGTATCTTCAAAAATGCTTGTTGAGATAGACCTTCTAAAAATTCAACTAGTTCTTTCTTTGTACTATCTTTCGCAGGATATGTTTTATCACCCTCATAGATATGATCAATACAACTGGCGACTACACTAAACATAGTATCCACGTTTTCTTTGTTCATATCAAAACCAGCCTTGGTTATACCTAGCGATGGATAGTTCAATACTAATCCTAGTTTTCTTTCTTCGTCTATAACAACTTTGTTATTATGGTCATCATCTACTTGTACTTCAACAGTAGATAAATCTAATTCTACGTCAGCAGCAGTCATCTTGTCGTCTGGACAAATAACTTTGAAGTTAGCAACTTCACCTACTGATTTACTTCTTATTTGTAATAACAAATATTCTATGTCAAACATTGGTAGTGTGTCTATATCAAGTTTGTCAAATGTACAAGTTGTCAATATACCCTTTGTTGCATTTACTATTTCGTTATTGTCTTTTGATTCCATAGCCACGAGTAATAGTTTTTCTTCCTTGACTAGGAATGGTCTAAACTGTACTTGCACATCACTTGATGGTAAAGTCAATTCATATCTTGGTGTCTCAATTGTTGGTAATGCCATTATGTTCTCCTTATAATATTAAATATTTAACGGTGGTATTCTAAATGGTGGGAATACTCTACCGCCTGTAATTCTACCGATTGGTGCTTTCTTCCTTAGTTCATTCAACACGTCTCGTCCTGCTCGTCTTATCTCTGGTGGTAACATACTAATTAATCCACCAAATATACCACCAGCTCTTTTGACTGTTGGTTGTTTGAAATCACCTTGTCCTAAATCTATTGTACCATTTCTATCTATGAAATAGTTAACCCAGTTTCTAAATGAAAATGTAACAGTAAATGTTTGTACTGAATTCGCCTCATGGCTGAATCCTACTTCACTAATTATTCTTGGATATGCACCTAATAGTCTAACTGCATAGGTTACATCATCTCTTTCATCTCTACTAGCAAAACTACCTAACGCCATAATGTCTATTGGCGCAACATAGTTATCGTAGTAATTAAAATTGTGTGTAGTGTTACTGAATGCTGCCTTTTGCCATATCTCAAAGAAAGTTCTTTCTCTCATAAACTTGTCTGTGTAAAATGTAGCAGTAATGTCAGCAGAAGTATAGTCGTAAATAAAACTTCTTGCTGGTCCATTATGTTTAATTTCTTTTGCTGTTGCTTCTCTATTTGGCATAGATATCTCACTACAAAATGCTTGAACACGTCTGTGTGTGTTATCTGCTCTCATTGTCTGCACTAATGCATCTGATGAAAAACCTTGCATTTCGTCTTGGTTACCATTTCCCATGATAGCACCTTTTGGTAAACCAAACTCAACATAGAACCTAGCCTTTCTTTGAAAGCCTTCAGCCTCATTGACCATGGCTTGAAATCTACCCATAGTAGTTTCAGGATTACCACCAGCCTTTTGTCTTAAACGTGGATCTCTTTGGACATCATCAAGTGACCTATCCCTAGGCAAACCTATTCTGATATCGTATCCACCAATTCTTTTCCCGCCTCTTAATATCGCCATTAGTATGGTTGTCCTTTTACGAATCTTTGTACAGGTAACATGACAGCCAATGCTGCTTCATCAAAATCAACTCTTAAAAAGTTTGATCTAACATGACTATACAAATATTTCTTAATTGTATTCTTTGCAATTCTTATATTCTTAACTCCATCATAACTAGCATTAATTCTTGTACTAGACTTCATGCCACCAGAAGCATACTTTTGTAAGTTGTTCAATAAACTAATTCGTTGAACAGGTCTTATATAGTGAAAGTTCATTCCCATAAATCCACCTGGTATTGTCTCTAAAGGTAATACAAGTGGGAACCTATCATACAAAGGTAATGTCTTCTTATATTTAGGGTCATAATAGAAGAAATTTAGTCTTCCTCTGCTAGGAATACCATTTAATTTGCCTGACCTCATTAGGGCCGCAGCTGTGATACTATCGCCAAGTGTAGCAACAGTTTTCTTATACCAGTCAACACTTTTTCTTATGCCGCCTTGTTGAATTTTGATTGGGTCGATTATACTTATTGCCATATGTTATATTTATACAAACAAAAAAGGCGGCCTTTCAGCCGCCCTTTCAAAGTTATTGATGTGAGAGAGAATTACTCCTCTTCAGCCAATTTACTAAAGTAAGACAACGTATCGTCATCATCACTAGCTGCTTTTGGAGCAACATCAGTACTTTTCGTAACACTTGCCGCAGATGGGAGGTCTGTTTTATCAGCAGTTGTTGCGCTTCGTACACCTGTAATCGTCCTATTCAGTTTCTCTTTGAGTTCGTCATAGGTTTTAAAATTGTCGGGTGCAAGAAATGGTTTTAAAGGGTGTTGAGAAGACCACAATGTTTTGATATCTTCATCACTCTCTTTAATTTGTGATACGCCCTCAAACTCGGACTTATCGTAGTTCCAGTAACCATCAACTTTTCTAATTTTTAGTTTAAAGTTTGCACCTTTCCAAAAATCAAATGGGTTAATAGGTTTCTCGTCTTCAAACGCAGGTTGCATTGACTCAGTAATCTTATCAAAAATCTTTTTACCGAATTTGAATAAGTAAGTCTTGCCTTCGTTCTCTGGATGCTTAGGATCAGATACCACTAGAATATTTGAGTAGTAAGATAATTTTCTTTTTCTCTTTCTAGCAATTTCTTTATCACTATCTAAACCAGTATTCCAAAGTCTTGTGTTTTCTTCTGACACAGGGTCTTTTTGACTGATTGTAGTTAATGAGTTCTCAATATACCAACCACCTACATCTTGGAATGCATGTGACCATACTCTTTGCCAAGGTAAGTCTTCACCTTCTGGCGCTGGTAAAAATCTAATTACAGCAAAACCATTACCAGTTTTATCTAGTTCGGGTTTCCAAAATCTGTCGTCTTGGTATTTTGATTTGTTGTTTTGTTTGTCCTCAGGATTGAGGTTAGCCTCGATGGCTTTCGTAAGTTTGTCAAAGTTACTTGACGATTGTTTTAATGTATCAAAGTCCATTATATTATTCTCCTTGTATATATTTTCGTATTGTTATATTTGTGTTACCTGTATAATCGGTATCATACTTATTTATAATAGTTATAGAGTTCATTATACCACATTTAACTGTATTTGTCAAGTGTCGTTTGAAGTGTAACATATTGTAAATTCTTTAATTTTGACCACTCTTTTATGGGTTGTGATACTTTATCATTGCCCTCTGGATTAACCTTGTAAAAAGTGATCTGTGGATTGTCCATTATTAGACTTCCCCATTGTCCTACCCAATTCACTTCAGGTATCGGAGCGTTGTCTGATACACCATAGTGTTTTGTGTCTTTATATAGATTGTTGATCTTATTTGTATTACTCACTAGATCATGTCCAATCAAATATATCTCTGTTAAGTCTTTCTCTATGATAGTAGCAATTCTACCACTAGTAGCACCACAGGCCCAACCTTTGTCTCGTTCTCCTTCAACTAGATCGTCTATACTGTGTACTTTATCGGTGTCGCTCACCCATGTAACAAATGTTGCTGTATGATTAACGTATCTCTTTACAACATTAGGTTTATTAATAAAAGCATTAGGAGTTGTTGTAGTATACCCTTTATCTGCTATCTCTTTATTTTTTTTTATAATATTTACTCTGCCTGATAAATTAGAACCATGAAATACAAACTCCTGACTAGTACCTCTATCATTTTCCATTTTATTAGATTGGTGTAAGTCTAGTAGTTCTTTGTCTTCATTACTCATGTTAGCATATACCAATGTGTGATACACCGGCGCTGGTATTTTAGTCCAACTACGTAACCAAGTCTCATTCTTATCACAGTAACCACTTTGATATATCTCGTGCATGATACCATGATCAACTGCAGTTAATACATCTGGTGTAAAATCTCTATACAAAGCATTACAACCATATATCTTACCATGTGGTCTTAATTGTGATAGATCAATACCTTTTCTACTCTCACCATTACCTATACAAAATACTCTTTTAGCCATTAACAAATATCTCTTTCATAATCAATTTACACTCTGTCGCATTAAAATTTATAAATGGTTTTACTCTGGTAACCTTAAGTGAGATTTCAGGCCATACAACTTTCTCGGTAATTTCTTTATCCCAATTTTTAGTAAAGTTAAGAAAGTGATTAAGCACGACCGCGGTCTGGTAACTAATTTTCCTTTGAATAAGTAAACGTAACATTCTTGGGTGTTGTCCCATAGGTACAGCAAAGCCATCATCAAAAGAAAGCCCACGCTTGCTAAAATCATTAACAACGTTAGTGCAGTCTCCTCTAAAATGGTAGGCAAATGACTCTTTCCGTTTTTTATAATCCAGGTAAACATCTTTACCATCATTTTGAAGCAAATTACCAATCCATCTCTTACTATCTGCAATGAAGTTAGCAACAAAGAAATCAAGTATATCATCTTGTCCATATTTTGTACTCAACTTGTGGAAAAAATACCTATCTTTACGTTTTGTAAATGTATCTAGTTTTGCGTTGACCTTTCCCCCATACTTATAATAGTCATAACTGTCCGACTGAAAATGTAACTTGATTGCCAAGTAAGTTTTATATACATCAAAGCCTCCATACATCACGTTGGTAGTACACCAATCTTAGGCATTTTCAACATGTTCTTATTACTTGCTTCTACCTGTATTTTTTCTTTTAATGATTTTGAAACCAATGATGATATTTGACTAGTATCTAAACCATTCTCATCACAGTACCATACAACAGCGTCCATGTATGTAATTCTTTTCTCTTTTACAATACCCTCAATTGTCAAACTAAATTCTTTACTATTCATTATATTCTCCTAATTATATAAGTGTAGGTTACTTACTCTCGCTTTCGCCTACACAGGTTGCAACTCTTTTAATTATACCACACTTTTACTAATTTGTCAAGTGCCAGTACCTAGTAGCGTTTCATTCATTTTCATATTATATGTAAGATATAATATACATTGAAGTGGATCGTTTGGTATTTCTGCTACTGCTAATGTTTGATGTTTCTCGTTTATATAATATTTTACAGCAAATACAATATCGCCATCAGTTAGGCCATTTTGTCTGCCAAAACTTATGTTGACAGCCGTAAAGTTATTATCTAAAATATACTGATCAATAGTCTCTTGCGTTCCACATAACATTGGCATATTCATACTGAAAAGATCGTAGTCTTGTAGTTCAGCATGACTAGTGGTATTCCACAATAGACAAATTAAGATTAGTAGTTTTTTCATATCCTCTATAAGATATGGGCTACTCTTGCTTGATCTTATCCTTGTTTAGTTCTTCATAATATTTATAAAAGTCACTAATACATTGTTTCAAAGGTTCCATGTAATCTTTAGGATTCTTTACAAATGTTTGGACTGAACCATCTTCGGATGCTAGTAAAATAACGATTTGTTCAATCTCTTTTCCGAAAGTCTCCTTATACATTTGAGCATAGGCTGTAGTCTGCATAAAGTAGTTCTCTATCCAAGATTCTTGTCGTT